TAGCAAGTATTGATCCTGTGAATATTATAGGTGCTACAGAACTTTATGTGTTTAATGTTAAGACACGTAAACTGGGTAAGTATGTTGCTGACAGTCATATGGGTGTACTGGGTGTTAAAGGTACAACGATAGTGGGATATGATACTAATTTAAGTACTCAAAAGACACTACGTAAGCCTGAAAGACAACTGCCAGACTTTATGGGTAGTAACAAAGTAAACAAGCGCAAGTTCTTGCAGGGTATCAAGAGTGTGGAAATCGCACTTAATGGTAGGATAAACTCAGACACAATTCTGTTGCATGTACAATAAATACATGTAACAGGATTTTAAAATGGCCACACTAATTGAAAAAAGACAAGAAATAGAAAACTACATTAACCTTAGACTAGGTGGTCAAATGGTCGATGTAGAACTAGACAAAGAACACTACGACTTAGCAATTAACAATGCTCTTATACGTTTCAGACAACGTGCTGACAACTCACAAGAGGAAAGTTATTCGTTTCTTAGCCTAGTTAAAGAACAGCAAGAGTACATACTACCTAGCGAAGTACAAGAAGTACGTCAGGTATTTAGACGTGGTATTGGTAGCGTAACAGGTACTACTGCTAGTCAATTCGAGCCTTTTGCAAGTGGTTACTTAAACACCTATATGCTAGTTGCTGGTAGAGTAGGCGGCTTGTTAAATTATGAACTGTTTACACAATACCAAGAACTAGCAATGCGTATGTTTGGTGGCTTTATCAATTATACATTTGACAGAAGCACTAAGAAACTTACTATTGTACGTAAGATCCCACAAGATGGTGAAGATGTTTTACTGTGGACATACAACTACAAGCCTGACATTACTATGCTTAACGACCACATGATTTTCCCTTGGGTACAAAATTATGCTCTAGCAGTGGCAAAACACATGTTAGGTGAAGCAAGAGAAAAGTTTGCGCAAATTGCTGGTCCACAAGGCGGTACAAGCCTTAACGGTGCTAGTTTAAAAGGCGAAGCAAACGCAGAAATGGAACGTCTTGAAATGGAAATACAAAACTACTACGCTGGCAATCAGCCAATGTGGTGGGTTCAAGGCTAGACTTCAACAAAACTTTATATTATAATAACTAGATGCAAAAGCAAATTATAGGCATCGTAGGACTTATCGGGTCTGGAAAAGACACGATTGCAGATTACTTGGTAAATTTTCATGGTTACAGACGTGACAGTTTTGCTAACACACTTAAAGATGCTGTTAGCACAATATTTGGTTGGGATAGAGATCTTGTGGAAGGACGCACAACAACTGCTCGCCAATGGCGTGAACAAGTTGACGAGTGGTGGTCGCAAAGACTAGGTATACCTAACCTTACTCCTCGTTATGTATTACAGCAATGGGGTACTGAAGTTGTTCGTAAAAGTTTTCACGATGACACTTGGATTGCTAGTTTAGAGTATAAACTTAAAAATAGCAACGATAATTCAGTAATTACGGACTGTAGATTCCCTAACGAAATTAAAATGATTAAAGGGATTTCTGGTAAGGTATTTAGAGTGCAACGAGGTCAAGATCCTGAATGGTACCAATGTGCTGTTGAAGCAAATAAAGGTGACAAAGAAGCACTGGACTTAATGCAAAATTATTACAAAGTTCATGTCAGCGAATGGGCATGGGCTGGAGCAGACTTTGATGCTACTATTCACAATAATGGTAGTATCGACGAACTTTATGAAGTAATTAGAAGTCTGGCAATACCTCACTAGGTCGCCATCCTAGTCTCATATCACTTACTTCTACACCACAGTTTAGACAAACGCTAACAAGATTAGTTTTGTTGTTGTTGCCCAAATCTCCATCTACATGCCAGACCATAATCTGTGCTTTGGTCTTTGATTTGAAGCCACACTTTTCACACTGACTCTTTTTCTTGTACCCAGCCTTATGCCAAGCGGGTATTTTTGCTGGGTCTTTTTTATTGCGTCTAATGCAACTATCGCACCTAGTTCTATAGTATATTTTGTCCTGTTTTTTATAGTTTACTGCTACTTGATTTTTGTTACAGGCTGGGCATATTCTACGTTGCATACTCTTATTTAATAGATACCTTTAAAAGGGCATCTAACAAGGACCATTTTAGGTAGAATCTATAAATACTACTAATTAACATATTGAGGATTACTACGATGGCATTAATTTCACCTGGAGTAGAAGTAACAGTTACCGACGAGAGTAACTATGCGCCAAATCAATTAGGAACAATTCCTTTAATTGTATTGGCCACAGCACAGGACAAATTGAATCCCTCTGGTACAACTGCTACAGCAACTACAGCCGCTAACGCTGGTAAGTTGGTAGCGGCAACAAGCCAGAGAGAACTTACAAGCCTATTCGGTAACCCTACATTCTATAAGACAAGTTCAGGAACACCAATTCATGGTTACGACATTAATGAATATGGTCTAATGACCGCTTATAGTTTACTAGGTGTATCTAATAGAGTTTATATGATTAGAGCAAACGTTAATACAGCAGAGTTAGTTGGGACCACAGTTCGTCCTACTGGTAGCCCAGCTAACGGTACATACTGGTTAGACTTAACAGACACGCTATGGGGTATATTTGAGTGGAATAGTTCAACACAGACTTTCACTAATAAAGTACCTAGAGTTATTACTAGCACATCTGATTTAACTGGTGGTGTTCCAAAGACTAGTGTTGGAAACATTGGTGATTACGCTGTAGTAACAACAAATACAAACAACCCAATTTACTACAAGAAGTATACAAATGCTTGGGTATTAGTTGGTAGCACAGGATGGCAGACAGCACATCCAACAATTAGTGCTACTGAGTCTAGCCCAACAATGACAGCGGCTGACGCTATTATTATTAACGGTTCAACAGTTACATTAACTGGTACGACTGTTGATAGTTTAGTAAGTGATATTACTACTGCGGCGATCACAGGTATTAGTGCATACAACTCAAGTGGTATTTTACAGATTTTTGCAGACTCAACTGCAACATCAGATGGTAGTACAGCAGACGGCGCCATTGCAATTAGCAATAGTTCAGGCACACCGTTAACTGATTTAGGTATCACTGCTGGTACATACTATCGTCCAGTTTTACAACAAAGCGCACACACAAGTGTTCCACAGTTTAAGACTAACGACACAACACCACGTCCTACAGGAAGTGTGTGGAACAAGACAACAACAGCAAACACTGGTGCTAGTTTTGATGTTAGTTCTTACTCAAGTACAACAGATGCATTTACAGCAATTAGCGCACCTGTTTACGAAAATGACCAAACAGCCAATAAGAACTTAGATTCTACTGGCGGTGGTAAGAACATTGGTGCAGGTAGTGTATATGTACAGTTTGACGTATTAGAAGATGACTCAGCAACATTTAAGTTATACAAGCGTCAGGCGACTGGTAACACAACTGTTACTGGTAGTGTTGCTAACCCAACATTAATTGCCGCTAACACATTCACTATTCAGCAGAGTGTTGCTAACAGCACATCATTAAGTGCCGCTCAGACAGTAACACTAAGTGGTACTGATGCAGCCAGCATGGTAGCTGATATTTTAGCACTAGGCTTAAGCAACATTACAGCAAGTGTTAATAGCTCAGGTAAGATTGTTATTGAGCATACTGCTGGTGGTGTTATTGTTCTTAAGAACACAAGTGGTACACCTTTAACAACTGCTGGTATTACTTCTGCACTTGCTAACGTAAGAGCAGGTAATAGTTCAGACTTAATTGCAAGTAACTGGATCCCATTAACATACACAGCAAGTACAAGTCAACCAAGTGCTGACCCAGCAACTGGTACACTTTGGTACTACAATGCTGTAGATGATGTTGACGTTATGATGCACGATGGCAACGGTTGGAAAGGTTATCAGACATTATCAGTTGATGCTAGAGGTTATGACTTAACAGCAACAGACCCAGAAGGTGTTTTAGTTAGTGCAAGTGAGCCTATTGAGCAATCAGATGGTACAGCACTTGTAAGTGGCGATCTCTGGATCGACACAAGTGACTTAGAGAACTATCCAGCACTTTACAGATATGATGCTACTGATGCAGATTGGACACTTATCGACAACACAGACCAGACATCAGAGAATGGTATTGTGTTTGCAGATGCACGTTGGGACACAGATGGTACAACAAATCCAATTACTGGTGATTTGCCAGCAATCACAGATTTGTTAACATCTAACTACACAGACTTAGATGCACCTGATGAGAACTTATATCCACGTGGAACTATCTTGTTCAACACACGTAGAAGTGGTTACATTGTTAAAGAGTTCAAGAACGATTACTTTAACGCAGACGACTTCTCAGGTACTTTACCAACAATTAAAGATGCTTGGGTAACAAAGGCAGGTAACAAGTCAGACGGTTCACCTTACATGGGTAGAAAAGCAGTTAGACAAACAGTTGTTGCCGCTATGAAGTCAGCATTAGATAGCAATACAGAGATTAGAGAAGAACAACAAGTTTATAACTTGATCGCCGCTCCTGGCTATGAAGAGCTTACATCAAACATGGTAAGTCTAAACAACGACAGACGTAACACAGCGTTCGTTGTTGCAGACACACCATTTAGATTGGCTCCAACAGCAACAGAGATCAGTAATTATAACAATAACACTGGTACATGGGCAGGTGAAGGTGCAACAGTTAACGATGCTTATGTTGGTGTATATTACCCATCAGCACAGAGCACAGACTTATCTGGTAGCACTATTGTTGTTCCACCAAGTCACATGGCATTACGTACAATGATTAGAAGTGACGATGTGAGCTTCCCATGGTTTGCACCAGCAGGTACAAAGCGTGGCTTAGTTGACAACGCTACACAGTTAGGTTACGTTGATGCTTCAACTGGTGAATTTGTATTAGCAGGATTAACTGAAGGCGTAAGAGATAGTTTATACGAGAATAAGATTAATCCAATTACATTCTTACCAGGTGTTGGTTTATTGGTATACGGTCAGAAGACACGTGATTCAAATGCACCAAGTGCATTGGATAGAATTAACGTTGCAAGACTTGTTGTTTATATGAGAACTAACTTAAACACATTAGCAAAACCATTTGTGTTTGAGCCAAACGACAAGTTAACTAGAGATGAAATCAAGCAATTAGTTGAGCAGTTATGTAACGACTTAGTTGCAAAGAGAGCTCTTAATGACTATGTTGTTGTATGTGATGAAACAAACAACACACCAGTTAGGATTGATAGAAACGAACTATATGTAGACGTTGCTATTGAACCAGTTAAGGCTGCTGAATTTATCTATGTTCCGATTAGATTGAAGAACACAGGTGAAATTTCAGGAACTAGTGTATAATAAAGTACGCATATTATGAGAGCCGCAAGGCTCTCATTTATGCATGTAGTATACTATAAATACTACTAACAAGGAGACAAACAAATGGCAGTAGCAAGTTTAAACAAATTTACAGTACCTTTAGCTAGTGACCAGTCAGCAAGTACACAAGGCTTGTTGATGCCAAAGTTAAAGTATCGCTTTAGAGTGAGCTTTGAAAACTTTGGTATTACAACTCCACGTAGTGAATTAACAAAACAAGTTATAGATTTTATGAGACCTACCGTTTCACAAGAGCGTATGGAAATTCCAATTTATAACTCAAGAATTTACTTAGGTGGACGCCCTACATGGGAGACAACAACTGTTAACTTGCGTGATGATGCCCAAGGTAATGTTTCCAAACTAGTTGGCGAACAGATGCAAAAGCAATATGACTTTATGGAACAGTCTAGTGCGGCATCAGGTATCGACTACAAGTTTATTACAAGATGTGAAATATTAGATGGTGGTAACGGTGCATTTGCTCCAACTACATTAGAGACTTGGGAACTTTACGGTTGCTTCTTAACTAATGTTAGTTACGGTGACGTAGCATATGGTAGTGATGAACCAGTTACAGTAGCAATGACAATTAGTTTTGACAACGCAGTACAAACACCACTTGGAACAGGTATTGGTACTACAGTTGGAAGAACAGTAGGACAAACAATTACAGGTTAATCGTAGTAACATAGCAGTAAATTAAGCAGGGTATAAAAACCCTGCTTTTTTTATGGATAAATAATAGTATGGCAAATTCTTTTCTTAGATCATTAGGTAGTACAGCCGCTTCCGTAATTAAAGCAGGTACTGGTTTAGATGTTACTAGCAGTTTAGGTAAGCAATTTAAAAACCTTGCTGATGCGGCAACCACTGCTGATTACATCAGAGATTTTAGACATGCGC